GTTGCGGTTTCATAGAAACCGTCATCCTGTGACATATCACCACTCTTCGCATATCTCGCTACTTGGTTTACAGTCCAGTTATCTATGTTCGCAGAATATATCGCACCTGAACCTGGTGTTTTTGCTGATACTATAGTTTTTGGTTGCGTATATCCAGCACCCTTCTCAATCATTTCGATTGATACTATTTGTCCACCTGATACAACTGCTTTTGCTTTTGCTCCTATTCCATCACCAGTAATAGTGATGTCAGGTGTACTAAAGAAACTTTCTCCACCATACTTGATGATGATTTGATCTACACGTCCATTTACAATAAATGGTTGTAAGAAAGCATTCTTACCTTCCTGTGTGTCAATACTAGGTTTGAAGTTGTCATTTATAACCGTAGAACCGTACTCAGAACCAACTCTAGAGACATAAACTGAGTCAATGCTTCCCCTAATGACGGGTGTAGCGGTTGCATTGGCAGTTGTAATTCCTTGTCTTCCTTGAATTCTAACGTTAATAGGAGGATCCTGAAAAGTTTGTTCTCCGCTACCTGTAGATGTAAAATCGACATAATCTAGTAAACTTGTTGAGATTGATACTCTAAATGAGTTATCTGTTAGTTTAATTATAAAGTATTCTTGCTCATTTGTCAGTCCACCGATAGAACCTGCACCTTGTGTATATTTTACAACCTCGCCAGATTCAAAACCATGATTATCAATATTGACTGTATCTGTATATGTATTAATTCCTGAGATTGTAGAAACTAATCTATTATGAAATACACCATTATTTTCTACAAGAATTTTATCTACCTTTCTTCTTGGAATGACGGTTGAAAATTTATGTGTGCCAGCACCACTACTAGAGATAGGAATCACACCTGTACCTGTCAAAGCATCAGTATTATTATCTGCAAGGTGTATCTCATAATCATTGATATAGTTTACAAAATATGATGCATTATCAATCAGTTTACCAGGTGTAGTTCCTATACCAATAGCATCTGTATTATTTGTATTGTATACAATCTCTTCACCAGGTTTCAATCCATGAGCAGTCTTGAATGATAATTTGTTTAAAGAAGTATTAACAACACCACCAGTTGTAGTTGAATCAAATTCAACCACCTGTGGTGTGAGTTTCATTTTTGGTTTTAGAACAGCAGAATTGTTATTTCCACCTATAATAGTAACATTTGGGTCTTCTTGATAATCAACACCTGGTGTATCTACAAGGACATCTACGATAGTTCCAGATAATTGTGATACAACTGATGCACTTGAACCTCCATGACCCGACTGAGATACAGAGAGTCTTGGTCTGTTGATTACGTCATATCCAGATCCTGTATTGAGAACATCGACTGTTCTTAGTGCTCCATAATAAACTTTATCAGTAGATTTGTAAGAATATATTTCAACACCATTTGCAAATAAACCTATACCACCCTGCTCTGTTTTTTCTTTTTCTGTGCTGTACTCAGGCACAGGGAACTTACGTAGTAATCTTTGACCAGCTATAGATGTATTATAAACCAGCTGAGGAGTCAAGAAATGGGTTGTAATGCCTGATAGGTCAGATCCTACCACCGAAGTAATATACTGCCCTCTACGCACGTTCTCAGGGGTGTATGCGAGTGCTAATGTATTCTGATCAATCTTCTTGACATAATAAGGTTGATTCTCTAGAAGATTTGTAAGTTTTACTGAGTCAGATGTGTAATAAACTAATTCACCATCATTATAGTTGTGGTCAGTTACTGTGAATTGACTTGTATCAGTTGATATACCTGCTGTGGAGAATGTCCTTATTCTTTTTTGTGGGTTTATCTGCCAATGAGGTAAACTATTTGATGCTATGTAAACCTCTTGACCTTTTGAATATGAGTTTTGTACGTCTACTGCTTCACCATTCTTTGTCTTTAATTGTCTTCTAATGAAGTATGAACCATCGACATCAATATTTGGAGCGTTAACTCTTATAGTATTTGATAATGGTGTACCTGTAATACTACCCTGAATTATATTTCCGTCTATGTCTATAATATCAATTGTGTCACCTGCATATAAAGCATGATCATCCAAAAAGAGAATACTGTAGTTATTAGGTGATATTTGAGTTATAGTATTAATTTCATATCTAGCAGCAGTATTTCCAATCCATGTAGTAAATCTTTTTTCTCTATTTTCAATACCTAAAGTGCTTACATTTATTGAACTTCCTGTTTGTTGAGTTTTTGCAGACCCATTGAATTTATTAATAACCCCAAGTATTTTGAGTCTTACCTCTGAATTGATATCACCATCTTCATAAGATACTGCGACTCCACCTTGTGTTATGGTAGAACCAATACTGATCTCAGATGAATGAGTGCTTACTCCTACAAACTGGGTATAGTTTTTAGATGTGTATGGTAAGATAATTTCACCAATGGTCAAACTACCAGCACTATCGAAACTAACTGTGCTATCAACATCAATGATTGATGTGTTGATACCTACAGTCTTTGTTATAAAGGTTTTTGCTGTCTGTTGAAATTCACCAATCTGCGTTCCCTTTGATATACCTATTTGAAAATAATTTTTTCCACCTAAAAATGATTTCTCTACACGGTAGATAGAACCACTAACTCCGCCTTGTGTAAGTGTTTGACCTTCAATCTTGAGTGGATTACCACTTATTACCTCGCATAATACAACATCTGCGACAACGTAATCCGCATCAGATGGGCGAATCATCTGTTTTGCGGGTTGAATCATTTCAACCGTTTCGCCATATAATCCACCAAATAATATCTTGAACGCTTCTTCCGTGCCCTTTGATTTGTAGAAATCAGTTGACTGTCTTATGAAATTTGGTTGATTGAGTCTACTGTTTAATCTTCTCTCTGCAAAACCTGGTAATACCTGTTTTTTTAGTTTCTTCAAGAACTCACTAAGAAAAACGTTACTTAGATTGTTGACACGGGCATCCTCTGCGTGAGTTGATATACCACTACTTGTAAAAGTCAGACTTTCTGGTTGATTTGTTTTACTGTTATTTTCTATCCCACTAAAACCTCTTACACACCCAAAGAACGCTGTGCTACCTATTCCTGTATATGTGATTATCTCATTATCAATCTTCAACAACCCATATGACTCTGGCCATCCTTTAGTTGAGTCTACGTAGATGGTTTTACTTACAAAATTGATTGATGATGTAAGTGATGTAAATCCTGTTAGAGTTTCATTGTTTAGAAAATCTAAACTTTTATATTCAACTATATTATCGGCAATATTAACTGTTCCACCTTGAAATTCTTGAGAAATATAGTATTGCTCTAAGAAGTTTTCAAAATTTGGATTTTCTGTTGCGATAGACTGAGGTATTTGACCTCGAACTATCTCGTGGATTTTAACTTTAGTTATTGATGTGTTTATCATTAATATCCAGAACCAGAGCTGCTAGACGATGTTGATGACGAAGATGATGATGAAGTGTAGGTGGATGTTGATGTTGCAGAATCAGAAAGAATATTCGGTGTAGATGTAATGAGTTTACTTGAATCAGAGTGATTTGCTCCTGTCATCTTTTGACCGTTATTCATTGTATGGAAAGGTCCAAAATATGGTTGTCCATCTACGTACCCTACCAATTGAGTTGATCCAGTGGTGCTTGATATGATGGCACCTCTAACTTTAGAACCATTTGAGTAACTTGACTGAACATCGAATCTTGTTCCTGATGTATTTGCTCCTGAAGCAATAGCATCTTGCCTCATATAGAAATTACTCATACTTACACTAAACTGAAGATACAATTCCTTTCTTGCCAATACATCGTTTGACTCAGGGATTGCCTGAACCTCAACTATATTATTAGGTTGCACAGTTGATGTTATATTCACAGTATCTATAATGATTTCTCCCTTCTTATAATCAATGGTACCAAAGGATTTAGAGAGAATTTTGATATCAGCATCTGATACAATTTGGAAAAGTATCAAGTTACCTTTATTAGTACCTGCTATCTTTTCATCACTGAAGTATACTGTTCCAACCGTTCCTGAAATCGAGAAACCTGTTGATTTAATATTATAAGAAGGATTAGGACAATAAAACGTATTATCGTAACATAATTCGTACTGTGCGAATTGATTGATCTTTGCATTGAGATTTCTTCTAATTCTGACTGTTGTGATGTTAGATGTTATAGATGTATTTACGCTATCAATCAGAGATAACATTTTACTATATTTGAATCTACCACCAAACTTATTCAACTCTGTGCCACCTGCAAATGATGTAATCGCACCTATAACTTCTGATTTTAAATTATCAGGATCACCTATGAAGTTAGCATTATAATAAATTGTGCTGTCAACCTCAACATACATGAATTTTAGATCCACAAACTCAGGAACAATCCCTGCCACAGAATAACTCTTCAAAGATGACAAAATTTCTTTTTTAGTAAAATCTGATAAGAAATTACCATTTCTAGGTTTTGCTGCGATGAATACCCTTCCATACTGAGGAGGATCTAGATCTTCTCCACCGTAAGCACTGACTGATTCTATATTAGAGTATACAGTGGGAAGTATTGCCTCATAGTCAGACGCTGTAACTGCCCTGTGTTGCGATGCATAGCGTCTAGGAGCGTAGTACTTGACACTCTGTAGTGATTCTATCTCATCACCATTATCAGACGGTTGATTCACTGTCAGGACGGGTGTGTAATTCTGTAGAGTTGCACCTTCCTGATCTATAAGTTTACCAGCGAATGAAAAGTCCCTAACACCATTACCTGAAGAACCATTAGTGCGGATATAGGAGATTTCCACCACATTTCCATTATCAAGTTTCTTTCCAAAAATATTGTCACCAAATAGTAGTTCATATTTTTCATCAGATGTCTCTTGAAGAAGGTATATGTTTGATGTCGATGTAATACCTAATATATTGTCAACTAATTTGTATTCAGTTTCAGTTGTTGAAGAAATATTATCCCTTACCTTGACTCTTATAGTTGATGTGTCTACACCCTCATTAGGTAAAACATATCTTTGATTTTTTTGACTGCCATCAACAACAAAATTAGTTTCTAAGTATTGTCCTTGAAATATTTCAAGAGTTCCCACTGCTTCTCCGTTCTCTGCAGTGCCTGTGACTTGCTCTGGTATTGAGAAAATATAACTTGTGCTTGACACTCTACCATTTGAAATAATACCAGGTTCAAACTTTATCTGTGTTACTGTATTATCTAAATCTGAGATATTATAATCAACCTTTGCTTTTGCTGCTCTTTTTGATCTTGGAACATATCCTATATTTCTTGCTAATGATACTACATTTTCTCTTATAGTTGCACTATCAATAAATGTCTCGTTCACTGCCATATTTGTATTGAACGCTGTTATATAAGTGTTGTACGCCAGTAAGTTTATCAACACCGATAAATTAGAACCTTCAAAATCAAAATCAGTAAAGTTACTGTTTGATCTTAGGTAATCCTTGATCGAGGTTTTTATGTCCTCGTAATTGAGGTTGGTGTATTGTTGCAGTGCCATTATAACCTAGTTGGTTCTAAAATAAAGTTTAGCGATTGTGCGGGAGCAGATAAACCCACAATGTCATATTTTATACTGATATCAATAGCATTTTGATCTGGAAAAGAATTTACGCTTACCCTTTTGAGTAATACTCTTGGTTCAAAGTTAGTGATGACAGTTTCGATCTCATTTTTTATGGGGTCGATATAATCATCATTTGCCAATTCAAAAAGTGCTTGTTCCACTCTTGTTCCAACTAAGTCATTAAAGAATACTTCTCCTATTTGTATCCTTACCAAATTTTGAACAGATCTCTTGATAGCATCCTCATTTTTGAGAGGAAGCATATCATTGGTTATAGGATGACGCTTGAATGAAAGCGAAATATCTTTGAAACCCTGAGATGTTCTTTGAACTGGCACTATTTTACTACGATCTCGTGTATTTATCTATTTAGAGGCAATAAAAAAGGGAGT